CAGTATCAAGCACTGGAGTCCCTGTAACAGCTCCAGCCTGCTCTAGCGATCCAGTAACGCCAAGATTGGCAAGGAAGTCGCTATAAGTGATCTTTAAGTTTGCATTGTTGTAAACATAGTCAAATGTCGCAGACTCAGGAACAGAAGTCTCTGCATTGAACTGGCTTTTTTTCACACCAACAATTCGATTAGCCATCTACGGTAGCTCCGTTCCGGTTTCCACGCTGATAGTTCCGCCTTGCTCTTGCAGGATCTCAGCGTCTAGCGCGCCGTAGAAATGATCTTGACCAGAGCCTAAGTCTATTTCGTTTCCAGAGCCAATTGGTAAAGTGTCTGGATACAATGTAGGGCCAATGCTATCAAGTGAAAGGTTTAATAGGGTTTTTCTGCCGTCATCAGCTCTTGCTGCGAGCGCAAAATCAAGCTGGACTCCAGGTTCTGAATATTGCGACCACATTGAAGCAGCTAGAAGCGCAACAATTGGGCCGGTAGCGCCGGAAGGGACTGTTATTGTGTCGCCAAGATCTGAAACGCTAGTATAACCAAGATTAATACCGTCAGCAGCAAGCGAGGCCATCAAGCGATTAAGGTATAAGATTGCGTCTTGTATTTCGGACGCTTCAAGAGGTGCTTCTGATGCCTGAACGCTAATCTCTTGCATCGCGCTCTTAATTACTGTTGCCGCTGTTTCAAACATTATCGAACCCTCTTCCAGCCTAGCTCTTTAGCCTTAGCAATATTCATGGGGTTGGTGTTTGTTTCGATAATTACGCCGCTGGGCTTTTCCCATTTAACCGAGCGCGGTGAAGATGCTTTCTTTTTAGCCATTAGGATATGCCTGCATTAACAAATAAAGGAGGATGGCGAGGAAACCCCCGCCACCCAAGTCACCCTATTAGGCCATTAAACTCCAAATCCTTGACCAGCAAAGAATGGGTTAAAGACTGCGAACGCAGGAAGTAAATCGAAACGCACTTTCTGCTTGTTAGCGTCACCGTCAGCGTAGCGAGTAACACGAATCTGCATACCGTCTTCAGTGGTTGCGATTGTGTCAGTTGCATACAGCTTTTTCAGTGGCACAGAGCCAAGACCGAACGCCTGCTTATGATAGAACATATTAGGCTGGTAAACAGTGGCCGCGCTACCCAAAACAGTAATCACGTCATCATTTGCAATGGCTTGGCTTGCGGTGTTGTACTGACCGTTAGCCTCAAAGATAGCAGGGCCAGCGATTAACAATGTTCCAGCTCCACCAACCAGCGCAACATCTTCTGTAACAACTCCAGACCATTTAACCTCTGCGCCTGCGCCATCAAGGAACTGATCGCGAGTTGCAAGGCTTAAGCGGTTAGGGCCAGTGATTTCAACAATCTCGCCTGCCTTAATGGTATCAGTGCCAGCACCAAAGCCATCGACAGCAATTGATTGAATCATTGTGTCCTTATGAGCCAAATAAGTAGCCGCAGGAGTTCCGACAACCGCACCAGCGCGATCCGTCAAGGAGCCTGAAGTGTAAGTCTTCAGAGCATTAGACGACATGGCACGCAAGCCGCCAACCTTGTTACTGATCATGCTGTTCTGCCAGGCAGTATTTACTAGCGAATTGTCGCCAGAAGCCAGGCCGGATTGAGTATCAGCCAAGTTAGCAACTGTGAACGGATTCATCACATAGTAGCGATCCATGTCATTTGGAACACCGATAGAGTCCATCAGAGCATTAGGGCCGGCCACATCGCTCCACGCATCTACAGCAGTGCCGGGAGATCCATAATGCAAGTTACAGTTCTTCTGCATAAACTTGCCAAGATCAAGCTCTAGATCAGTAATGATACGAGTAGCAGCAGGCTTGAGTATTTCATCAAGCTGGTCAAGCTTCAGCGCTTCATCGACTTCATCATAATCCATCGCCACAGTTAAGTAGTCCTGAACTGTACCTGTAGCCTTGCCTGAGATAATGTCAGACTTGTCTGTAGATGAAATATCACCCGTAGAAGTCCGGTCAGTCTTGTAATCATGCGGACGTTTGAAGTCAACATTCGTTCCGCTTGCTGGGTTAAATTTGCCTTTTAACAGTTGAGTGTCAACAGTCTTTGTTAGTACACGAGACGCTTCGCATTGATCGAGAAAAACACGAGCGACCTTCCTGGTAAAGTTGCTTTCTGTGTTGTTGGTACTTGTAGCCATCAGCTTTCACCTTTATTCATAAATTGCACCCTTTGGCCCCCTTTCGTTTGATGGAGCGCCCTTGCCGCTTAAAGTGTCGGCAGGAGCAGGAGTGCTAGTGGTTTGTGGTTTAAGCGCTTCCGACTTAGCACGGATTTCAGAAAGCATCATGCCAGCTAATACTGGCGACTGAGCGTTTACCAACTCATTCAGCTCAAGCGGGTTTGCAGATAAATACTGAACCATTAGCGGCCCATTAGAATCAGATAGAAGCGCCCCAGCGATTTCAGGAGTAACCCCGTACTCAATCACTGTAGTCTGCGCCCTGCCTAAGTCCTCTTTATCAATTCCCAGCTTGCCTGCCTTGTCAATAAACGAATCATTTAGCTTTCTTACATTCTCCGCAGCCTCGTTTTGGCGCTGTCGTTCAGCTATGGCCGCATTATCTGCGTCCTGTTGCTTAATCGCATCAGTCCTAGCCTTTTGCTGAATAGCCTCATCACGCTCCCTAACAAGCTGGTCGTAGTTTTCATCCCACGAGTCAGGCATTGCTGGAACAGTGACTTCGGCGCTCTTACCTTTACTAGCAAGCTGCTCTTTCAGGCGGTTAACTTCTTCTTCAATAGCTTTGCGCTTTCTCTCTTCCTCTCGGAATTTGAAGTGCTGCTTATTGATTGCCTGTTGAGCCTTCTGCTCTGAGGTAAGCTCTGTAGGTTTTTCTTCCCCAGCGGGAATATCGGGCGCTGACTCCGCTTTTGACTCTTCAGGCACCATCTCTAGCTCAGGAGCGGGAATACCAGATTCATCTTCGTTTTGGTGCAGCTCGTTTTCTACCAACTGTGTTTCAGACATTTAAAAGCCCTTGTGTACTATGCCGCGAAAAAGGTCGCGTACCTATATTCATCAGGATTATACCATACGTTTAACCATTCACTCAATCTATGCTCTCTTGATCCTCTGTGATGATCTCGGCTTGATTAATTGCCGCTTTCATTGTGTCCGGACCAATCAATCCATCTGCGCCAAGAACCTCAACCAGCTTCTTGAGAGTGTCGGCTTGAGTGTTCAAATTATCGACCATCATCTGCTCTCCTTTAATCCTTGCCTCTAGTGCGGACTCTTGCCGGTCAATAACCATTTGCATCTCCTGCATCTCGTTATTTTGCGCCAACTTGAACTGATCAAATAGCATCTGCTGTTCTTTTAGAAGCGAGTCTCTCTCGCGCTCTTTCGCCTTGCTAATAACATCTGCCGTCTGCGCTTCTGTCTTAGCGATCTCGGCATCGGCAATCTTATCTGCTGGAGACTTCTCTGGAGGATTCTGCTGCGCTGCAAGTTGTGCCGCCTGCATCTCTTCCATCTCTTCCTTAGTCATCTGCGATTCTGGGATTTCACCAGCTTGGAATAATTTGCGCCTAACACGCTCTGCGGCCAAGTCAACTCCAGGCGCGGCAATGTTTTTCATCTGAATATCAGCAGAAAGCTCGGCCAAGCCAGGAATGACAGACGAAAGCTCTTGCAGGGCTTTCACAGACTCCTGCTGACGGTTTTTAAACGCTGGGCCTACGTCACATGTCACATCGTACTTACCTTGGCTTAAATCGTTTATCTTGACGATCTTGCCGGTGTCGGTATCGACCACCTGCTTATTGATTGTCTGCATATCAAACGAGCCATCCTCGCTTAATATTCTCACTTGCTTGGTTGAGTCGTAAACCTTGGGGATAGCGTTAATCAAGATGCGACCAGTGTGGCAGACGGCAACTTCTTGAGCCTTGAAATACTTGATCGATACAGTGTCGCCTTTGTTCTGCAGCTTCTGGATCGCTATCCCAGACAGAGGCCCATCAACATCGCCACCCTGAATAGAAGACCTGCCAGCCGT